TAAGATTCTCAATCAAAGGTTCTTCAATTACGAATTATACCGAAGCTAAATCTATACAAAAGAAATTGCGTAAACCAGAAGTAATACTACCTGAAATAGCTTCTGGTGGTAAAGTATTTTTGCGAAATGTAATTGAAGGTGTTCGTGCTGTTGAAAGTAAATTGAGCGGTCGTATTAATAGTGATACGATCCTGTTAAGAGTTATAAAATGAAAATTGCAGTAGCGTCAGACATTCACTTAGAATTTGGACCAATCGTATTAGAAAATACGGATGGTGCCGATGTTCTTATTTTAAGTGGTGATATCTGTACCGCCAATCAATTTAAGAAAAAACCAAAAGAAAGAATGGTAGTTAAAGATTTCTTTAAGCAATGTTCTTTCCAATTTCCTCATGTCGTGTATATTATGGGTAATCACGAGCATTATGATTTTGATTTTGCTATCACTTATGACAGATTAAAAGCTGAGTTAGCTGACCTGCCAAATATTCATGTCTTAGAAAAAGAAACATGGGAACACGATGGTTTTACTTTTGTTGCTGGCACATTATGGACTGATATGAACAAAGGCGATCCATTGACCATGTGGCATTGTGGTAAAGCAATGAATGATTTTCAATTAATTAAAAATGGTAATCGTGATATTTCTGGTGGTGGTTATATTTCTCGTTGGTCAGTAGAAGATTCTATGGAAGACCACAAGAAAATGTTAGATTACATTAACATTTCAACACAAGATAAGTCAAAATGTTATGTAGTAGTAACACACCATGCGCCAACACCATTAAGTATTGGTGCTCAATATAAGAATGACTTTTTAATGAATGGTGCTTTTCATTCTGATTTGTCTGAGTTTATTATGGACAAGCCACAGATTAAATTGTGGACTCATGGACATATGCATGACCCATCTGATTATTTGATAGATGAAACTAGAGTTGTTTGTAATCCTCGTGGTTATCATGGTTATGAACAGAGAGCTAAAGAGTTTAAATTAAAATATTTGGAAGTTTAAATGAGTTATTATACACCTGATAGATGGGTTGTAGTGAAGATTACAACGGACAAAGAACCATTATATAAAGTGTTTGCCTGTTGGTATGGCGGACTTGGTAATTCTGATTCATGGCAATTCAATAGCGGTATTGTTAAAGTTGAATTTGTAGATAACTATTACGAATTTCATGGTCACTCTGGATCGGTATATCATTGTCATAAGAATTGCTATGGCACCAATAGTTATGGCGGCAGCGTATTACAAAACTTTATTGATAAGGCAGATTATAAAATTGAAATACTGCCTGAGAACACAAATTGGAGAGAGTTAAATTATGATACTCGTTGACTATAATCAGGTAGCAATATCAAACCTGATGGAACAAATTGGTAGTTCTAAAACATCAATTGATGAATCTTTGGTTCGCCATATGATTCTAAACACAATTCGTACCTATGTTAAGAAGTTTAAAGAATCACATGGTCCTGAAGTTGTGATTGCTTGCGACAATAAAAACTATTGGCGCCGTGAGATTTATCCACACTACAAAGCTGGCCGTAAGAAAGCTCGTGATGCTTCTGGTCACGATTGGAATACCATCTTTGAATGTTTGAATAAAATTCGTGATGAGTTGCGTGACCATTCTCCATATAAAGTCATCTCGGTAGATACATGTGAAGCTGATGATGTGATTGCTACTTTGGTGCAGAAATATTCTTCAACACAAAAGATTATGATTTTATCTAGTGATAAAGATTTCGCTCAATTACAAAGATATACCAATGTTGAGCAATATTCACCAATTTTGAAAAAGTATATTAAAGAACCATTGCCGCTATTACAATTAAAACAGTTAATTATTCGTGGTGATAAAGGTGATGGCATTCCGAATATATTGTCTGCCGATGATGTGTTTGTTTCAGGTGGTCGCCAAAAGCCAATTACTGAAGCTAAGATTATTGGTTGGATGAACCAAGAAGCCAAAGAGTTCTGTAACGAGGATATGCTTCGCAATTTTTCTCGTAATGAAATGTTGATTGACTTAATGAAAATACCTGAGCGTTTGGCCAATGAGATACTACATACCTATGAGAGCGCTATTGGTCATTCTAAACAAGATTTTATGAATTACATGATTGCGAACCGACTCAAAAACTTAATTGAAGTATTGGACGATTTTTAATGAGTGCTGAAAAACTATATTCTGAAATATTTGAAGATTTTGATAATGCTAAAAACAAGGCTGAAAGAATTGCCGTTTTGCAAAAATATGACCATGCTCGTTTCCGTGAATTTTTGAATTACGCATTTAATCCTAATATCAAATTTGATGTTGAAATCCCAAATTACAGGATTGCAGTAGAACCTGCTGGATTAAACTACACCTATTTAAGTGCAGAAATGCCAAAGATGTATCGCTTTATCGTTGGTCACCCAATGCGAGCGGACGGCCTTTCACCAATAAAACAAAAACAACTATTGGTTGTTATCTTAGAATCCTTACATAAAGATGAATCTGCTCTTTTAGTAAAATTACTTAAAAAGAATTTAGGCATTAAACACCTTAATTTAAGCTTGGTCTTAGAGGCTTTTCCTGGTATTTGAAAATGAAGATTGTTGTTGTATCTGGTGGTTTTGATCCACTTCATTCTGGTCATATAGCGTATTTCCGTTCAGCAAAAGAACTTGGTGATAAGCTTGTGGTTGGAATTAATTCTGATTCTTGGCTAACTCGTAAAAAAGGAAAGCCTTTCATGCCTTGGTTTGAACGCTCTCAAATCATACAAGCAATTAAATATGTTGATTATGTCATGGAGTTTAATGATGATGATGATTCAGCAAAATTACTTTTGAAATTGGTTACACAAACATTTCCAAACGATGAAATTATTTGTGCCAATGGTGGCGATAGAGTAGAAAGCAATAACAATGAACTTGGTGTAGATGGTGTAACATTTGTGTATGGAGTTGGCGGTGAAAACAAAAAGAATAGCAGTAGTTGGATTCTAGAAGAATGGAAAGTATCAAAGACCGAAAGGCCTTGGGGTTATTATAGAGTATTGCATGAAGTTTCAGGCTTGAAGGTTAAAGAGCTTACAATTGAGCCCGGCGAATCTTTAAGTATGCAAAAACACTCTACACGCAATGAATATTGGATTGTAAGTTCTGGTTCATGCATTGTAAAATCTATGTTAGAAAATGGATATGCTTTACCTGCAAAAATTTTAGAAGTGCATGACGATTATCATATTCAAACCAATCAATGGCACCAACTAATTAATCCTTTTGCACATCCTTGTAAAATGGTTGAAATACAATATGGTGAAAGTTGTATAGAAGAAGATATAGAAAGAGCATAATATGAAAGTAGCCGTAGTAACACCGACAATTGCTTCTAAACATTTAGACCAATGTTTGCAATCTGTCAACAATCAAACCTATAAGAATTTAACTCATTATATTTTTATTGATGGTTCTCAATACGAAGAACAAACAAAACAAATTCTTGTTCGGTCACCAAAAGTGTGGCAAAAAACAATTAAGCTAGAAGAAAATGTAGGCAAAGGATGGTATGGTCATCGTGTCTATGCTGCCTGTTCATTTTTGGTCAATGCTGATGTAATTGTATATTTGGATGAGGACAATTGGTTTGAACCATGCCACATTCAAAAATTGGTGGATAAAATTAACGAAGGTAATGATTGGGCGTATTCACTTAGAAAAATCTATGACAAAGAAGGAAATTATCTCTGTGATGATAATTGTGAATCGCTAGGAAAATGGCCAGTATATTTCAATAAAGATACTCACCACATTGATACTTCATCGTTTGCTGTGAAGCGTGATGTTGCGGTTCAAATTGGCCATGCTTGGTATGGTCAATGGGGTGCCGATAGAATGTTTTTCTCTAATCTAAGTAAATTCTTTCCAAAGTTTGATTGCACCAATGCTCATACACTTAGCTATCGTTTAGACGGAAATCCTAATTCTGTAACAAAAGAGTTTTTTGATGAAGGTAACAATATCAATGAAAAGAAATATCATGGACAATTTCCATGGAAACTCGGTAAAAAATTAGTAACAATTGCAAAAGAACCAACACAAGAGATTGAAGTTGGTC